GTAAAAAAGAGTATTATTAGGAATTGAGAATGTTACAATCTCAAATAGTCACTTTTGTTACTTTATATATTTGCAATAATTACTTAAATACAAAAGACTATGGTGTAAATACTTTTATTCAAAGTGTCATTATAACAATAATAAGTTATATTGCTACATTAGATATAATGTATATGTTTAATATGTGTATCTACATATATGACAAATATTATCTAAAAAAACAGATGGAATTTAATTTTATACCTACTAAAATAGAATTATTCCAAGATGATCTGTTTAGATTTGAATTGAGTGAGTCGAAATTTAAAAATTTTAAAGAATGGATAACTACAAGAAAATATAAGAATGATATAACATTAAATGATACGATTGATAATTTAATAAATAGAAGGATCTATAAAAATATTTCTGATGAAGAAACATCTTCAACTTACATTCCTATATATCAATATGCATGTAGGAAATATGCATACGTATATTATGTGCATGGTATCGGCATCAATTATGATTTAATATATTGTAGTAATAAATCAGCATTTTTTGATATTATTGATATGTATTTAAAATATTCTATTAATGAAAATGCGTTATCAAATTATATTTACGAAAGATCATCTGATGCATATGGCAAGGTAATTAAAGCACTATGTGGAACAGTTTCAAAGAAGAAGATTTTTGATAATATTTTCTTAAAGAATAAGAATGAATTGTTATATAATGTAAACAAATTCAAAAGGGGACTATTAACATCTAAAAGACATCTAGCTGATAATAAGTTGTGCTTGCTGTTGTATGGTCCATCTGGAACAGGAAAAACATCTATTATAAGTGCTATTGCAAACGAATTAAATATGTCAATTCTCATTTTTGATTTTTCTAAAAACAAGAGTAAAAATAGTTTTATCGAAGCAGTAAAAACATGTATTAATAATAAATACATTCTTGTTCTAGAAGAGTTTGATTGTATATTGCCAATAATTAAATCTCGATCTGATGAAGAAACACTAATTGAGAAAAATTTTTGTAAAGGAGGGTCGTGGGCGCTCCAGCGGTGGTTCCCTATTTTTATATTTTTCGATTTAAGATCGTCATTTACTCTGCATTGCATAAAATGTTATTAAAAAGTGCATTTTTAGCAATTACCTAAATACAAAGTTAGATGTTAATGAATAAGTAATTACATAATTTGATATTCTAATGATTTCTGTGATTTTAGTGATAAAATATTAGGTTTACAGAAATAAAAAAGATGCGCTTGATAGATTTAATAAATTTTGGCAAAGAGCTTACAAAGAGAGAAAAGGCATCATAAAAACCACAATATGAAAATTTACGAGACTTTGTAACTCTTTAGCGGGTTATTGTAATTCTTAGAAACTATTGCATCTGGAAGGCGAAGTTCCCACTTCATGTAATAAAAGTTCCAATATGACAATTGCACGAGGTTTAAAGGATTTAATAAAATCATCATAGTAAAAGGAATAACAGTGAAAGCACATTTTATTAAAAATCTTAGATTCAATTCCATAACCTATACCTTTTATCAATTCAAGTGACTTACTACAATGTTTGCAATAGTAAAAGCCTTTGTCAGTTATTAACTTTATCGGCATTTTTTCAATTATGTGGTCTTTGTACGCAATAGTGTAGCCTTTCGAAAGCATTTTACTCATTCTTCGAAATGTTATACTCTCGTAGTTCACCGATTGTGCAAATTAGAATATCTAACTTTTTGTTCTAATATGGCAACATTAATTAAAGGACAATCATTAATAAATAAATGTCCAATCGGATGTTTAAAACCTATTAATTCTGTATTATCAACGTCATATAGATCAACCATTTTCATTACCAAAGAAAAAATTTTTTAAACATTTTCATACTTTAAATGTCTTTTAGTGTCCGCCGCAAATGCTCCCATTTACGAAGGAGTTTTTTGCAAAAACTGTTATGAAGTATGTCGGAGCAATTGGTTTTTATCAAACTACAGGCACAAAGCCGGTCGATGAGAGGAAGATTCGTGATCTTTATGTTTGGGTGAAGTAACTGGGGTCTGGGGTTTATGTATTTTATTCTTTACTACTTTGATACAATCTCGACCATCTCAAGTATCTAAAGTCGTTCCTTCTAATCGTGATTCGATACAAGACACCAATTCAAGATTTTGAATCAAAACCAACTCTAAACTGAAAGGTGTAAAATTATATGTAATTGAAAGGATCATATGTTTTTAGAAAATTTCCAAGCTACCGTCACGGCTGACGAAGGCGCTTCGCGGAGTCCCCGATTTTAGAATGAAAAAATGCCTAGTCAAAAATGGATTTATTAAAGAAACTACTAAGGCATGACTTTTGAATTATGGCTAAAAGCCAACTATCCAAATTCCATAAAGATTGCAGATCACAATATTTACATGGATAAAGAGATTGTGATAAAATATGAACAAGTTTATACACAGATGATAGAAGATGAAATTAAAGCATACAATGTATTAAAAAATGAACCAAGTGTATGCAAATTGCTTAGTGTTATATATTTAGATGATGCTATTGTACTAATCAAAGAAAGAATTTACGGTACACAAGCAACATTTGATGATATTGATGCTATACGTCAATGGATTGATTACTTAATTGTAACATACAATAAAACAGAGGATTGTGATGAAAATCCAGACAATTTCTTTTGGGTTGAAGGTAAACTAGTATGTGTAGATCTTGGAGATTGTTGGTTTAAGTGATAATCGCGTAGCACCCGACCGTCATGGCTGACGAAGGAAGGCGAAGTCCCCAATTCGTGATCTTTATGTTTGGGTGAAGTAGCTGGGGTTTATATGTCTTTTTATATCTTTTATATGCTTTGTTTTTTCTTTGTCTTGTCTTTTGTCTTTTGTCTTTTGTCTTCTTTCTTTTGTCTTTTCATCTTTCTTTATCTTTGCCTATGGCTTTGTCTTTGTCTTCGGTAATAATATACTTCATAGACTTCATAGTCATAGCCTCCGAGAAATGTCTTTTGATAATTTGCCAGAAGATATACTGCTCATGACGGTAGATATTTTATACAAAAACAGAGATTACGATGCTCTTATAAGCTTATCTGAGACAAATAAAACATATTACTCAATTGTACAAAAGTATATAATTGATGCAAATAGTTCAAAGTTTATCATTGGTAAAGTTCTACCAGTAAAAATACTAATCAAATATATTAAATATGATGAATTATCGGAATTTACCCGCGATATGAAAACAGAAGCACAAATGGTAGTTGATTGGTTTAGCCGTCGTACAGATAAAAAGTATAAAAGTTTTACTATTACCTTCACCTTCTGTAGTCTTTTTGGTGTTGCATGTGTATCTAAAAACATGTTTGCAATCAAAAAGATAGTTAATAAAACTTTATGCAAAAAGAATTTAAATATTAACTATGCCGTGTTGACAAATGATTATGATTTTATTAAAGAATGCCTTGAATTTTTGGATGTCTCGAATATCTCGAATACCCTGAACCATGGAAAGGCTTTTGCCACTGCGAATACATTGGATGTTGCAACACTGCCGTTATATTCTTTTTATCATGAATTTGAAGACTCATTTAGCAAAACCTATATCATGAATAAGATTAAGTCTGTTGTGATTAGCAAAGAAATAGTGGACTTACTAAAAGAGCATGGTGCTGTTTAATGGCTTCGATGGCTTCGATGGCTTCATTGACTTTGGAGGCTTTGGAGACTTTGGTGGCTTTGGAGAGCTTCGTTGACTTTGGAGAGCTTCATTGACTTTGGAGAGCTTCGTTGACTTTGGAGAATGTCTTTTTTCTTTAAAGCAAAATTAAAAATTTAGTTTGTCATGAGCGCTCCCAAGATGGTTTCCCAAATTTGCGAAGCAGGGGGCTATGGGCTATTGTCAACTAGCCCATCATGTGGTTACATTCATAACTTTTGAATCCATAACATGTTTCAACCATTCTTCCAGATTTACACCAATTACCATCTTGCATAAATACGCATCCCAATAAAGGATCAATTAATTTTGAGTCGAATGGTATTAGTTTTTTACTCATTAAAAATTGTTGTTTTCTACGCTCGGTAAGAGTAGTTTCTAAACATAAATCTTTTAGAAACTCGCTAGCTTCACTGAATTTAGTAAATTCTCTATGAATGTAGTCCATGTTATCTTTTCTTGTTGGATGACTATTTTCAATTATTATTACTTTACTCCGCACTTTGGCTCTAATATCAACATCTTTACGCGTTTTAATATAATATCCATTTGAGTCACTGTCATAGTAAGCTAAATATTTGATAATAAATGCACCTATTTCTTTTTCTAATTCTTTTGTCTGATTTTCAATACTTCTATCTGTTTTTAAATACTCTTCAAGATCACACAGAGGTATTTCTTTTCCATTATTGTAATTTTTTGAAATTAGTATTTTATCATCTCTTAAAATTAGAGTATACGGATCAAAATATATACTTATGTCTCCTTTGTAATCTACACTTCCACTTCCACTTCCACTTCCACTTCCATTTTTTACATAATTTACACCTAGTACTTTGTAAAATATGTGTAAGTAATGTTGAATATCGTGTTTTTTATGATACAACAAAATATAATTTTCTACAACTTTGTCGATATTTCCTAACTTTATGAGATCGTTAACCTGAATATATGTATTATCAAATTTTAATAATATTGCCTTTGGACTGAGTTCAAGGGTACAACATATTGACTCTTTATTTAATAATGCGTATAGTTCCAGTGCCTTTTTTACATTATTTTCTTCGTGAGCCATTTTTTGTGTTTTGAATTTTGAATTCAAATATTTATTTCGTTTTTTTATTCTTTGTCCCAAAGTCTCCTAAGTCTCCTAAGTCTCTAAAAGCATCCGTCATTCATTGTCCCATATGTCAGGATATTGAATATTTTCCTTGACACAATAATCCCATAAAGCATCACGGAATTTGGTAGAATCATCAAAAACTTGTTCAATGTAAGTAAACACGTCTGGTTCATTAATCATATAGTCGCCAAGAGTTTCACCTAAGTCTTCCCATTCAAGGTGATCAATGTAATAATTAGTGAAATCTTCGCGATTATGCTCTTTTATTGAACGATCGTAGACTCCTCCTATAATTTCAGATATTTCATCAGAGTAGCCTACAGTCTTATATGGGATATTACAGAGGCGATAATAGAAGTCACCACTCTTATTAGTTTGGCTGTTGCAAATAGCTTCGACTGCATCATCTACATTATCAAGATCTGGAACAATTTCATTCATTTTTGATACAAGTTGCTCGTCTGATAATGATTCATATGTACTTATCAATTGATTTATATGTTCAATTGTTGCTGAGTCGTGTATTGGGGCGTCACTTATCATATTTGGTCTTTTGTCAATAAAGCACATTTCCATTTTGTCTTCAATTGTCTTTTTATCTTTTTCTGAATCCGAACTCATTGTTCCTATACAAATTAGTTATATTGAAAATTTTCGATCATTTTTTTGTTTTCGAAAGTCAAAAGAAATAACTTTTCACTGTTTTGAGAAATCTTGAAAAAAGAGACACGTCTCTATGGTCTCGTTGGTCTCGCAAGTTATCAATCTCTCTAAAATATGTATATAAAATTGGAGAAGTAATTACTGTTGGCAACGCTAACATACAATGTCCTTGGAATACTGACATTATCACGTTTCATCATGCTTATTACATGCTCCCGTTCAGAGAGTATTTCTTCTAATGTTGTCACAATGCAGTCACTGTGGAACTTAATCTTTGTCTGCAATTATGTATATTAATACATTTTATTAAAAAACAAAGTGATTCTCTATGTATTTAGCGCTTGATAGTTAAGGTTCTTTTTTGAGGAGTCTCCTACTTATTCTTATTGGAATCCACATATGTAAGTTCCAACTTTACTGGGAAAGGTACACGGTGCACCATTAGGAAATTTGTAAAGACAAATAGTTGTCGGCCATTATGTATTAATATGATATTTTAAAAAAACAAAGTGATTCTCTATGTATTTAGCGCTTGATAGTTAAAGGCTCTTTTTCGAGGAGTCTTCTACTTATTCTTATCTGATATGTTTCATGCACATCTCCAACAATTACAGATGAAGTTGTTGGAAACATCAAATGTTAATGAATTAAAAACTATTGAACAATCAATACAATCATTTAAGCCAACCGATTTGATGGATTTAGCAACATTTTTAACTGAAATTGATGGAATTAAATGTACAGAAAATTTGTGTATAATAGGTACAACAAATTATTGCGATAGGATAGATGACGCGTTAAAAAGAGATTTTAGATTTACACCATTCAATGTTGGACTATTTGATAAGGATTTAACAGAACAACTAATTCGACATTTATATTACTTAGATAATGATTATTATTTGGGTGTTGATCAAAATATAAATATTAGTCCATCAAAAGTATCATATTTATGTCTTAAATATGACAGTGCAGAAGAAGTTGTTAGGACTATTAATCAAATGATCAAGTATTAAATTATATTTGTATCATATCCTCTGAAGTTCTTGAGTCCAGCAGTACTAACATTTCTTGGTAAATCAATTGTATAAGGATTTGTTGTAGCATCTTTAACGTAAGATAAATGTGCTTGTATGTTTACAGCAATGATCGGAACTGCTATATCAAGAGTATCTTTATTTAAGACACATACTTGATGCATTAACTGCTCTCCGGTAACTCTCGGATCATTAAAAGCATTTATGTATACTGATCTCATGATTGCTACTAGATCTTCTTCGCGTTGATCTGAAATTGTTGTTTTATAAAGATACCATATAAACGACTTAATTAAATGTTGAACATGTTCAATATTTTGCTTTGACATGAACGCATACATTAATGGATTTATTTCGTGAAATGTCTTCAATGTGTCTGCATAATTGTAGTCTTTTCTGTCTGTTTCTTTGAACTTGTAATCAGCATAATGATCTCTAAATAGGAAATTCTTATTTCTTCCAAAATCAAATTCTGCAACAGGGTTATCACGCTCGACAGAAGGGGCAAGATATGATTTTGTTTGTTCTAATTCGCCAGATGTTTGAAAATTAGAAAATCCAAATCCATCAGCAGGTTTACTAAAATTATGCCAAACAGGACTCCCATTATATTCTATATCTGTTGATTCAATATTCTTTTGCATGGTAGTATATCTAGAACAATGAAAAAATCAAAACATTCTTTGTCGAGTTCTTTAATATTCTTTTTAGCTACTCGTAGCTAAGAGCAATGCGTTCTTTCTTTATCTTTTGTATGCAAATAGTATAAGACAAAGTTAGTTAGATAGGTGGATTTAAAATGATGGATGGTACATTTGGAAAAATTGTACTCAAAGGATCTGTAATTACTAAAAATACAAAGACAAATGACTATGGATCAATCGCAGAATTAATATTCATGATATCATACAATAACACTATATATTTTCCATCGTTATATAATTTTAGTATTAATTCGCATGACATATTTATATCAATGGAATATTGCGGATTAACATTATCAAATTTAGCATATAAGATTGATTATTCATGCAGATTAAAACTTATTCCAGAATTTATCAGGCAAATTAATGATATTTTATTCTTTCTTAAATCAATAAGAGTAGCACATATGGATATTAAGCCAAGTAATATTTGTTATAATACTACAAGGAAATCTATTAAATTAATAGATTTTGGATTTGTTACAAAGATTTGTGGAAAATATACAACAAAGATGTGTGGCACATATAATTTTGCTGATCCTGATCATATTAGGAATAAATTGCCAGCAAATTACGAATATGATACATTCGGAGCTGGACTCTCATTGTATTCGTTTCTCAATAAAAGTCATATTTCTTTTATTAAGACGATTGGAATAAATTATGATGTACTTCTAAAAGAGGTTGGACACGTTGAGCATGAAAAATATTTGCCGAAAGATACAGCAGAATATTTAAAATCGATGATACAATTAGATAGAAAATTGCGACCAATTCCCTCTTCAGAAAGATTGTGTGATCTTGGGGGTGGGGGACATAATGTCCCCCATGACCCCCTTGCCGAGGAACATTCTGTTGGGGGACATGCTGTCCCCCATGACCCCCTTGCCAAGGAATTTTCTGATAGTGGGGGACATGCTGTCCCCCATGACCCCCTTGCCAAGGAATTTTCTGATAGTGGGGGACATGCTGTCCCCCATGACCCCCTTGCCGAGGAATTTTCTGATAGTGGGGGACATACTATTTATAAAGACACTAACGATCAGCAAAATCAACAAAGAACAGCTATAAGGCAATTATTATATAAGTCCTACAATAATGAAGATATGATTACTTATGCATTAAATTTGTATAATAAGATTACATGTGAAGATAGAGTTAAAAGTTTAGGTAATGAAAATATTATTCTTGAGTATTGCACATCACTCTCGTTGCACATTTATGAAAAGACTGATATTTATTTAATAAAAAAACCAAGCAAATTGTTTGAATTTATAAAGATATTATTATCAATTGAAGATTTCAGGAAAAACATTTATCCATGAATACTCTTAATAATAATCATCCGTACTTTAAAATTCTTGATTAATGTCTTTATAGTCTTTATAGTCTTTATAGTCTTTATAGTCTTTCCAGTCTTTCCATTCTCTCCATTCTAATGTTCTCTTTCCTGAAAGAGTAATATTTTTACACATATGAAGTGTAACATACTTTACAAATTCAAGAATACTCATGCTCTTAATAGTATTATTAGTATTATTAGTATTATTAGTCGTATCTTGTGGAAGTTGACGTAATTTCTCATTATTAATGATGGATATCAATAGTTCTCTACTCTTATCAAACAAGGATATATATTTTAATAGTATGTATACATGATAATGCGTATCTAAACTTCTATTCATCTTTATACATTCATCAGATTCAAATAGATTAATTAGATTTGGATATTGTGCAACTCTTCTAACATTATTATAATAATATAATTTATCCTCAAATTTTTTATTATCATAACAAATTATAGGTGGTGTTCCTTTTACAAATAAACGTATTTCAGAAGAAGATAATCCAGCCCAACATTGTGTGTAAAATATTCCCTGTGGAAATGGTGTTACTTTTGAATATTTTCCATCTGCTATTAAATCATAGTAGGGATGATTTCTGTATTTTGCAATAAATGAGCTATCTTGTGCTTTCTTAATGTCCTCAAGATTTCTACTAACTTCATCACTATATGTGCAGTGAGATTTTATTAATGAATATGATGGTGACATGTTTTTAATTATATCGATATGTAAAAGACTATCATAAAGTACAGCAATCTCAGAAAACCTTTTGTCTTCAATACTTCTAATATCAGAAATAAATAAAGCATTGTATGTTTTGAAAACAGTAGACAATACAGCTGACATATAGCCTTTAATATATAGAATTGTGTTCATTTCTTGAGAAAGAAACTCATCAATATCTTTTTGTGTAATGTGTTCACTGACATATAAAGTATTGTAATTATCATATTGATAACATTTTGGAAATTCAATATCACGTGGATCAATTAAAACAAATTTGAAATGCGGAAACATCATCGATAAATAACAAATGTGCGTTCCCGGAGCAGAACCAGCATATACAACTAATTTTGTTGGCCATGTAAAATTATTATCCTCATATACTCTGTTAAAAAAGTTAATTTCTGACATTAATAATTTTAATTGTCCCCAATGTACTATTTTTTCAGATGCATTGTCCTTATTAAATTTATCTCGTCTTTTATATTCACATTCTGGGGAATTCTCATCTATTACAATGGGCAAGAATGATTCAAGTGGGGGTGGGGGACATGTCCCCCATGACCCCCTTGCCTCTGTTTGGGGACATGTTGTCCCCCATGACCCCCTTGCTTCGGATGTTTCTGGCTGAGTTGGGGGACATGCTGTCCCCCTTGCTTCTGTTGGGGGACATGCTGTTCCTAATACATGTTCCCAGTCAGATTGTTTAAGTATTTTAATAAAAGGATAATCTCCATCTAGACTGATTAGGTCATCTGTTGATAATTCGCCAACAATATCTTTCTTTTTTAAAGGAATATATGAATGTTTAATTGATGTCCGTTGCCTATTATTAAAATATTCCCATGGTTGATCGTCAGGTATAGACATATTCTTCTTTTATTAATTTTAATAAATTATTTTTATTAATATTTTACAAAGATAATTATTACATGTTAGCATTAAATACTTATTGTGCTGGCTGTTGCGCTGGCTGTGATGGCTGTTGCGCTTGTTGTTGTGCCTTTTGTTGATAAAATTTTTGCAATTTCGCTTTGTAATCAGGTCTTGATCTTTTTACTGCTTGTTTGTTTAAATTTTTCAATTGAAAAATAATTCCCCCGTTTCCAGTTGGAATAATTGTCGGAGTTTGAGTAATAATGTAAGTACATTGTATTGAAATTATATTACCGGGTTCTAATACATACTGCTCAATTGGACTAGTATATAAAGTATTCCATAATTCACTAATCCCTAAATATGATGATAATGCTAATTCATTTGGTAATATTCGAATAGATCCACTTGTCATTGAAATGTTTACAGGGAAATTGATAAGATTATCATGACAATTATAATAATTATAGTATGCAAATTTGTATGTCACGTCATCAACCCATGCATTTGCTACAATATTATATTATTTAATGATGTGTTTATTTTTTATCTGGTATTGCTATAATACTCATATAAAGACTCCTATTTACAAGACTTTTTTTACAACTTATTTATGAAAAAGTATATTTGAACAAAGTATATTTAGAATTTATGACTACATCATATTGCCTTCTAGGGATAATATTTGCTGTGTTATTATTGTTATTGATACCTATGATACCACAACTACTAAATAATCAATCACTAAATAATCAACAAGAGAATCAACGTGGTGGGGCAAGTGGAGCATTTCCTGACGGTTACTTTAGGATAAGAAACAGAGATAATAATAAAGCAATAGCGATCGATTCAGAATCACAATATGTTAAACTAGTTGATCCATCAGATAAATTTGATCAACAATGGTCTTTTAAGGACGGCAAAATAGTTTCAAGAGGTAATTTTGATGTATTATCTCTCGAAAATAATTTAGCCGTCGACGGAGTTAAAGTTATACATGTATCTCAAGATGCTCAATCGACAACATCAGCAACATCAGCCCAAGGATCAACAACTCAGCCAGCGACATCAGCGCAAGGATCAACAACATCATCCCAAGGATCAGCACAAGAAGGTATATCAATAACAACAATAACTGCTCTTAATAGTATTAAGAATAAGATAGTAAATACATTCGAGACGATTGGGGCGGGATCTATAACTTCATGGACTGTTGATGGTCAAGGAAATATAAAGAATTCTGGAAATAATGGATACCTTTCAACTCAAAGTGATCAAACTCTTGTTATTTCAATGAAAACACCAATGCAATGGTATTTTGAAGTTGTGACAGATGACTCAATAAAGCAACTACTTGCAGAAATTCTAAAAGAACAAAAGAAGCTTGCTCAACAAGAACAAACTGAAATTAAACAACAAAAGACTGAACAAAAAGAAATTAAACAAGAACAAAAAGAGATTAAACAAGAAAGTATTAAGCTTGATGATATTGCAAATATGTTGAAAACTGGAGCACCTGTTTCAAACAGCGTTGTATCAGCAACAACATCATTCATTAAATCTCTTAATGCGCAACCAAAACCGCTTACGACTTCAGGACAACAAGTTTCATGTGAAATAGAACCAATAGAAAATCATCCTGATTACAAAAAATATATACTAAGAAAGAAATGTCTTGAAAATTGCAAGAAGTGCACAGAGAATACACATTCTAAACTAGAAAAATGTAAAAAGGAACTTGATGAATGCAAAAATGAGTTTATATTACCAAATGGACAAACATTAATTGAACTATCCGGAGGTATTGCTCCCCATTCTCAAGAACTCGTGTTTCTTGATGCTTCCAGACATGAAGCATTCGTTGATTATTCTGGAAAATATGATATACGTCATCATAAAGAGTTTCCAAAACTTATCAATGATGTTAATAGTAAAACTATTCTTAAGTCACAATGTGCTGTCCCTGTTTCTCAAATTAGTAACTATATTCCAAAGAACCAATTATATACACAATATAAAAATATGCCTATTGAGCAACATCCATCATATAATACAATAATGGCAAAATATGCTGTTAAAGTTCCAGGGACATGGCCTCCACAATATATTCCTTCTGCTGAATTACAACAAAAATTACAAAATTGTGAAAATCGCAAGAACGATTGTTCTAAACATTTCTTTTAAGTTGGGGGGGACGTACTGTCCACCATAACCCCCTCGTTTTGGGGACAGCTGTCCCCCATAACCCCCTCGTTGGGGGACAGCTGTCCCCCATAACCCCCTCGCTGGGAGACAGCTGTCCCCATAGCCCCCTCGCTTGTAAACATTCTGTCAAATTTCAAAGGAATTTTTAAACAAAAAAAAATAATAAAAAAATATCTTGAAAAAAAATTCTATATAATTGTATTGTATCACAAGGTTCTGTGGCCTAATTGGATAAGGCATCCGACTTCTAATCGGAAGATTGCGGGTTCGAATCCCGTCAGAATCAATTATACACTTTGTATAAGAGAAAGAATATAAAGAAATATAAAGAATATAAAGCACGAAGAACATATAGAGAACATGGGAAATAACAGATCATCATACGAAAAAATACCTGAAAAAGACACTATTCATGTCAATAACAGATCATCATACGAAAAAATACCTGAAAAAGACACTATTCATGTCAATAACAGATCATCATATGAAAAAATACCTGATAAAGGTCATAAAGACGATAAAGATGATAAACCACCTCCTTATGAAAGTCACGACATTCTTAAAAAAGGAATATATGACACTCTTTTTGTTGGATTACATAACGGATCTGTAATTCAGTTAGTAACAATAGACGATTTAAAAACTGGACGCATATCGTTCAAAATAGAATATATTGATGATGATCCGCTTTTTAAACTCAGAATAAAAAATTGCAATACAGGTGTTGCATTCAGAACGAATGAAGTAAAATATAGTAAATCAAAGAATATGTATGTTATTGATGGTAAACCAATTGATATATCTTATCGACCTCCTATTAAAGTTGAATTATATCTGACAGAAAATATTAATCTAATTAATAAATATCATGCGAAATGTTATTGCAAAATTTATATGGATGATGACGTTAATCAACTACATGACCAATACTTATCTTATGGTGGAAGTAAGTAGTATTGGCAGAAAAGAGAAAAGCTATCCAAAGAATATATAAGTGCCGGCCGGACATAAAAAGAAAACCATAAATAATGGGTAATACTCAAAACATATTACAACAATCACCACCATATAGGCATATTGCACCCAACATGTTACCTTCATATACTTATGAAGGTAACAATAGAAGACCATTCGCGTATGAGATGCTTTCATATGAGAGACTACCAGAATATTCTCCTGAAATAGGACAAAATGAAAATCCACCGTTATATGAGGAAATAGATACATCACGATATATATGTGATGAATTTGGAAATATTAATTGTTCAAATTGTACTAATTGCTCTAATTGTATAAATTGTTATAATTGTTCAGATTGTAGGAATTGTATTAATTGTAAATATTTAAAGAAGAAATCATACATGATGAACAATGCAATCAGAATAAAAGATGATTTTTTATAGATATGCTATTAATATATGGAAAAAGAAAATGCGAAATACACCTCTATATTAGTTATTAGTATTTATTAGTATTTATTACTTATTAGTACTTTTAAGTCCTTTGAACAGCTACAAGTTTCTTTTGACCTACAGGTTGTGCCTTTGTCTTCATTGATAAATTAGATACGCCTGCTGGTAACGATAATAAACTAATTTCTACTTGATCTGCTTCTATCTGTTGAGATAATTCTTGAACTACTCTTCCACCACCGCCTCCTCCGAAAAGACAACTCTTATCCTTTGTTAATGTTACAAGTAGACTGAGTGTTTTAAATATCTGTTTTCTTCTTGTTTGATAATAAGCTTCTGTTGAATCTCTTAGTAAATCCATTAGAGAAGTTATTTTCAATGTTATACTATCAATTATTAGGACACCAAAATCATTCTTTTCATAAAGAAATTTACATAAATATGTTGCAATCTTGTCTGTATCAGTTTTAAATTTATCTTTAAGTGTCTTTATTAAATCATTAAAATTACCTACAAATTTAATGATAGACTTATCTAATTCTTCAATATCCTCAACCTCTCTGGATTTTTTACTATAACCTTTTGGGTAATGTGTCGGAACTTGAGGGAAAACTAAACCACCTAAACCACTCTCTGTTGGCTTTATTGTCTCGAGTGGTTTTTTCGTCTCTCTTGGCTCGATGGCTTTTGATGAATGAATAGGCTGAATAGGTTTTGCCGGTTGATGATGATGACAAAATCTTTCATCTAGTTTTGGATCTTTTGTAGGTGGATTTTTACATTGCATACCATTTGGTTTTATTCCGAGACATGTTGACATTTGCTTATATTATATTAAAAATTGAAGTACTATATAATTACAATAGAAAAATAATAGAATATAATAGAATATAATAGAAAATGCAAAAATATTAGGTATTTTCTATTACATATATATACTTCATTTTTATTAAATAATACAAAATGTTTTACATAGTAAATGACTTTTTGGTAGAAAACGATATGGAATTTGTAACAATTTTACATGATCCATTAAATAATGAGGAACTTCATGGCAAACATTTTGATTTTTTTGCTGATACCAATGACACAGATGATACTGCCAATGACAGTACTGAAAGTATTATGACCTTTCAAGAAAAATTGGATGAAGAATCATTATCTCAAATACAATTAATTAATCTTGCAAATGCATCAAACTTAGTTTTATTAAAAGCATATGCTATTACAGATGCAAAGAATGTTCCAGACTCTTTAAATTCGAGATCTATTAAAGATTATTATCTGAACATTTTAGAGATCTTGACAACTACATTATTTTATAAAAATGGTGATTTATACTATAATGATATTGAAAAAACTTATGACGAAACATTAAATGATTTGGATTTAATAAGAGATTACATATTTAAGAAAGGGTTTTATGGATATTATTTACCAAAAATTGTTTCAGTAAACGACGCATATACAATAGGACAACATGTTAATATTAAAGTCCTATAAAAAGTACATAAAGAATACAGTATAATAA